AATATTAAGTTTGATGATAAAGTAGTTACTTTCCAGTGGGGGCAGAGGATCGCTAATGTATGGTGGGATACTAATATAGCTGGATGGGTACTCAATGAGAATGAGAAACACGGATTAAAACCGATGTATAACAAGTATATCCTCAATGGGGAGGGCTCAGATGAGGATTTTGGAGATCTCTTTGAGGGTATCCCGTGTAACTATATTCCTATTGATATTTTCGCTATTTATGGTGCTAACGATGGTTTTAAAACATGGGCTTTGTATCAATTCCAGAAAAAGTATCTTAGAGAGGATCATCCGAGAGCAGACTACAGAAAGCTCTATCATGTGTTTAGAGATATTGAGATGCCTCTCATTGATGTTTGTATGGATATGGAGCTTAGAGGTGTAGAGATCCGTGAGGATTATGCTAAGGAGCTCTCTGTAAAATTTAATGCAGAGATGGCGGAGAAAGAAAAGCTCTGTGATGAGTATGTAGCTAAGTTTGATAAGTTTATAGAAGAAAATCCTACTCTTATGAGATTAACTAAGGGTACTAAGAAAATCAATTATAACAGCCCTCAGCAGGTGGCTTGTTTATTCTATGATATTTTCAAACTGAAAAGCGTATCCAGAAAAGAGCCTAGAGGTACAGGAGATAAGATAGTACAACAGCATAGAAATAAGGCTAAAAAGGCAGGTACTAAAAAGGGAGAGGAGTTTATCCAGTTTTTAGATAACTACCAGAGATACAAAGAGTGCGGAAAGCTCTTAGGAACTTACATAGATAAGATCCCAGAGGTTAAGTGTGCTAAGACTAATGCAGTACATACCACATATAACCAGTATGGGGCTAAAACAGGTAGATTTAGTAGCTCCGATACAGTTACTAAGATCAATCTCCAGAATATCCCTAGCCATGAGAAAAGCATCCGTAAGATCTTTAGAGCTAGAGATGGTTATAAGTTTGTAGGCGGAGATTTTAGCCAGATTGAGCCACGAGTACTCTCTTATGTGTCTGGAGATGAGGCGATGCAGGAGGCATACAGAGAGGGTAAAGATCTATATGCCATCATGGGATCTAAGGTGTACGGTGTGCCTTATGAGGATTGTAGAGAATTTTATCCAGATGGTACGGTAAATGCTGAGGGTAAACACAGGCGTACAACTATGAAAAGTGTACTCTTAGGTATCATGTACGAGCGTGGAGCTAAAGCCATCGGAGAGCAGTTTGATAGATCCGCAGAGTGGGCTCAGAAACTTATTGATGATTTTTATAAGAGTTTTCCTAAGATCCAACAGCTCCGCCTTAAGGTAGAGAAGATGGCGGAGGAGTACGGATATGTAACTACCATACAGGGCAGAAAGAGAAGATTGCCAGAGATGCAGTTACCAGATCACGATGATTACCGCTATCAAGAGGCTCACAGGCAGAGCCTTAACGCTGTAATACAGGGATCCAGTGCGGATATTATGAAATTAGCTATGATCGCTATTTACAATGATCCTCAGTATAAGGCTCTGGATTGCCACATGGTAATAACCGTACATGATGAGTTAATCATGGAGGTACCAGAGGATCATATTAAGGAGGGAGCAGATCTATTAGTAAATACTATGAAAAGAGTAGGACACAGCCTTATAGATCTCCCTATGAGCGTAGATGCTGAGGTAAATGATTACTGGTACGGAGAAAACTTAGCGGATGAGTATTTAGAGGAGGAGTAAGCCTATGGGATATTTTCCTTTACCAGAGCTAAAGTGTAAGCCTAACAGGATCTTTGTAGATGGTAAAACTCTAAATCAGATAGCTAAGGAGAGCGGTATAAGGCTTGATACCGTACAGCATAGATATAGCAGAGGTATAAGAGATTATGAGGGCTTAACAAAGCCCTCTCATATCAGAGTAGAGCACGAAAAGACACAGAGGAAAACCTACTCTATAATGAGTGCTGGAGAGAGAGTAATGGAGAGGATCTGGGAGCTGGATATACCTCTCCAGACTATCTCCGATAAAACAGGGATAAGCAGATCCACAATATACGCCTTTTTATATAACGGTACAGATCTTAGTAGTATGAGGCTTGCTAAGATCTGTAGCCTTTTAGGATTATCAATGGATTATGTGATGGGATTAAAGGAGAAACCAGATGGCAAAATGTAAATTCTGTGGAGCTGAGGTAACAATAGGGGAGAGATGTACCTATTGTGGCAGTAAGGCGGAGGGCTGGTACTATTCTGGAGAAGAAAAGAAACAGGAGCCTAAAAAGAAGAAAGCCTCACATGATAGAGTAAGAGATCTGTTTAATGGAAAGATCTATATTGTAAAAAAGGGAGATTGCCTTTGGAATATTGCTAAAAATTTGTATGGATCTGGAGCAGAGTATTACAGGATTGTAAGGAAAAACCATCTACAGGATCCTAACCATATAGAGGTAGGGCAAAAATTATACTATTAGGAGGATAATTATTATGAGTATGACGGAATGGGCTAAGAGAGAAAGAGGAGATAAGCCAGAGAGTGAGTGGGATTATGGATGTGCTTGCTATGATAGTGCTCTTAAGGCTTTTGAGAGCCTTTGTGGAGACGGTCACAGTGGTTTTAGTATAGGTATTACAAAGGGGATCCTTAACAGATTGATAGATGGAAAACCTCTTACTCCGATTGAAGATATAGAGGATGTATGGAATGTATGTAGTAGAGGAGAAAATGGAGGAGTAGTTACATACCAGTGTAAGCGTATGAGTAGCCTGTTTAAGGATGTATACCCAGATGGTACAGTAAAATATCACGATAACGATAGATATTATTGTATTAAATGGGATGATCCTAACCTGTGCTGGCATAATGGGTTTATTGGTAGAATTTATAATGAGATGTTTCCTCTTACTATGCCTTATATGCCATCTAATAAATCGGATGTGATTGTATGTGATGAGCTCCTCACAGATCGTAAAAACGGAGATTTTGATACCTTAGCGGTATTATTTATCCAGAGATTTAACGGAGAAAAGGTAGAGGTAAACAGGTACTTTAAGGAGGGAGAAAAGAGCTTTATAGAGATCTCTCCAGAGGAGTATGAGGAGCGTAAGAAGATGCACGAAAAGAGGAAGGAGCAGGAGGCTAAGGCACAGGATGAAAATTAGATATAACCGTTTTGCTGTATTTCCTGTGATGTGTCACGATTGCCATAGGTATATCTGGATGGAGCCTTATAGGAGGGCTGATGTGTGGCATAACTGGTTAGATAGATATGTAAAGAAAACTATCTGTAATGAGTGCCTTAAAAAGTATGATGTAGGAGGTAAACAGTGAGATATAAAGTATATGATGAGGAAGATAAGAAAGAGAGAACTCTGGAGGAGTGCGTAACTCCTTTGGAGGTAGGATCTGTCAGGAGAGTG